CGTCCAGACCTCCCTGGCCGCCTGCGCCAAGAACGGCTCCGGCTCCTCGGGCTCTCGGCCCGCCGTGTCCGAAACCTGGCGGTGGCCGAGAGCACCCTCGTCCAAAGCATCGGGGTGCTGCTCGGTTTTGTCGCGTCCTTGCCGCTGCCGCTGCTTGTCTCCTTGCTTCCGGTGCAGGGGCGCGCCGCTTCACCGGAGGACCTGCAGCTGCCTGCCTGGGCAGGTATCGCAATCGTGGTCCTGGTGGTTGCGATGGCCGCCATCAGCTCGCTGCTAGGGCTACGAAAAGTGGTGCTCTCGCCGCTCGGCGTCCGTACCCGCGCCAACGCGCCCGGACTGAGCCGGTTTCGGATCGTCATCGCACCGGTCGTTCTCGCAGGCAGCGTGACGTTGCTCCAGTTCGCCTCCCCCAGCTGGGGAGTGACCGGAATCACGATGGCCTTGGGCGGCGCCGTACTGGCCGTGATGGGAATACTCGGTGTCGCCGGGCCATTCGTGTTGATGACGATCGCCCGAAAACGCTCAGGAACCACCTCGGACGCCGCAACCCTGGTGGCTTCCCGCCGGAACACCGGCGACACCCGGGCGGCCTCGCGGGGATTGAGGCCACCGGAGATGCCGAGCCGCAGGGCCCGGGTCATGGCGGTGACGGCCTCTTGGGAGAGGTAGTAGGTGCGCACCGTGATCTGTTTCGTGGTGCGCTCGACGATCGCCTTGAGGGCCTCGGGATCGGGGCGGCGGAAGCCGATGTCGATGCCGTGGGGCAGCTGGGATGCGATGAGTTCCTCTTGACTGCTGGCGGCATTCTCGACCGCCAGTCTCGCGCCCGGGGCAAGAGCCTGGTTGGTGGCGCGGCCCGCCTCAAGAATCTGTTCGGCGATGACTCGCCGGCTCACCTCGAGACGCGCAGCCCGGTCGAGGTCCCCCATGCTCAGGGCTTTGTCGAGTTCCTTCTTGGCCTCTTGCAGGGCATGCAACCAGGCGGCGATCAAGTCGTCGGCCTGCCCTTGCAGGAGATGTTCGACGGCCCGTCGGGCCCTTGCAAGAGCCTCGAGGGCTTCGTGCGCGTAGGCCATGGTTAATAGACAGCAGGGATTTCACCAGCAGCGAGGGCGCGCCCGGCGGCCTCCGCGGATGCGGCTCGCTGTGCGGCGGCCCGCTCCAGTACGGCGTCGCGGTCGGGCAGGCCGAGGTAGTCGACGATGTCGTCGAGCGCCAGCCCCAGGGCTTGGAGGGTGGCGGCGTTGCTGATCTTCTCGGTCTCGTCGAGCGGCATGGGGTCCTCCCATTGGGGGGTGAGGTCGCCGAGTCCGAGGAGTTGCGCCTGCCCCCGCCATACGGGGGTTGTGACGTCCTGGATGCCGCGCACGGACGAGACGAGGCGGGCGGACAGGACGCGCAGGGATTCGCCGGAGGGGATCTGCCCGGAGGTCTGGGAGAAGTAGTAGGAGGGCACGCCGGCTATGGATGCGATCTGCTCCTTGAGGTCGCGCTGCTTTTCGAGCAGCCGCCCCAGGTCTGGCGGGTCCAACTGGCCGAATGGGCCCGGCCCATCGTGGGTGAAGATGCGCTGCTTGCTGCCGTCGAATTTTCCGCGGGGCAGGCCGGCGGCGGCTTGGGTGAACTCTTGGATGCGGGCGAGCGGGTTCGCGCTCTTCGGCTGGTAGTTGAGGAGATACCAGAAGGGCCGGGCGTAGCCCTCGGAGAGGGCGAGCAGGTCGGCCAGCCCCTTGTTCAGGGCGTCCTGGAGGGGGATTATGTCGGCGAGCACGGAGGTTCCGTGCTGCTCGGGTTCCTCTGCGCCGCGCTTGAACCAGCAGCACGGAACGACGCCGAAGCCGTGGGGGATGACATCCCCGCCGTCGTCGTCGGCATGGGGTCGCCATGCGGTGTGGTCGACGGGCAGGTTGGCCTTGCCGAGGTTGCTGACGGTGCGGTAGCGCTCGACGCGGTCTGCGTAGTAGAGGTTGGCGCGACCGTAGCCGTCCTCGATCCAGATTTTGGCGGCGCGGTCGAGCCGGTCTGGGTCGACGGGGTCGACGTGGGGGATGATCTGGTCGGCTCGATGGTAGCGGGCCTTGGGTTGGCCGTTGCGTCCGAGCCATGTGAGGGTGTAGGCGTCGCCGCAGCGGGCGGTTTCGATGTTGACCGCGGCGACGAGGCGGGACAGGCCGTTCTCGTCGGCGAGGCGGTCTTCGGTGGCGCCTCCCCATGTGCGGATTCGTAGCCGGTCGGTGGTGGCGGTGACGACGGCGGGGCAGAGGTTCTGTCGCAGGCTCTCGAACAGTTTGCCGTACTTGGCCTGGAAGTCGGGGGTGGCGAACTGGAGTTCGTGCTGTCCGGCGTAGTAGGCGCGGTAGGTGGCGTAGGCGGTTCCACGCTTGGCGTGTTCCTCGAGGGCGGAGGTGAGATGCTCGATGGGCATGTTGCCTCCTATCCGATGTCGTAGAACGTGGTGCCGTACTCCCCGTCGGGTCTGGGTGTGGCGTGGGCGAGCATGAGGGCGTCGGCGCGATCGGGACTCGGCAGGCCACGTTTGGCCATGTCATCCTTGGACTCGATCTTGATGCGACCGCGGGCGTCGTAGGTGTAGCGGATGCTGCCGAGCTGTGCGGCGAGGGCATCGTCGGTCGGGTCGAGGTCGACTTCTCCGAGCTCGAATGCTCGGCGCAGGCTCCAATACCACTGGGCGCGGGCATTGGCGAAGCGGTGGGCGTCGTCGCCGTAGGGTGCACCGCCTGCTTGCATGTCCGCCACGGGCGCCCCGTAGGCGTTCAACAGGTCGACGACACCTCCGCCAACTCCGACGCCGTCAACCTGGGCGTGGGGCAATCCGTTAGCACGCTGGGCGGCGATGACGTGCCCGGCGGTTTGGTCGGTGGGGGAGTGGGTGAGGGTGCTGGTGATGCGGTAGCGCTGCCCCTTGCGGAGGCAGAGGACGGTTTTGTCGGCGCCGAAGCGGGCGACGTCGACGCCGAGGGCAGTGGGGCCGGCTTCGGGGAGGTCGGCATTCTGTGCGGCGGTGATCCAGGCCGGGTGGATGAGGGTGTCGTCTCCGACCTCGGGGAAGTCGCCGAGGACCTTGGATGCGTAGACGGGGCTCGTCTCGCCCCAGTTGGCTGCGGCGTCCTGCACCCATTCGGGGGTGGGCAGGAGGTGGGTGAGGCTGTCGGGGACTCGCTCTCCGGTGAAGTTGGGGGATTCGAGGGCGGAGATGCGGATGACGTTCCAGCCGGAGCCGGGGCGGCAGATGCGCCCGAACTGGGTGTTGGGGTCGTCGGGGTTGCCGATGGCGAGGATGCGGCAGTCGGCGTTGGTGGTGATGGCTTCGACGCCGGTGTAGAGGTTGGCGGGGATGCCGCAGGCTTCGTCGAGGATGGCGAGCACGTAGCGACGGTGGATCCCTTGGAAGCCGTGTTCGTCGTGGTCGGCGGGCTTGCGACCGAGGCCGACGATGTCCTGGTCGATGAGCCATTCGTCGTCCAGCTTGACGCGTCCGGGGAGGTTGCCGCGTTTGTGTTGTTTGCGGATTTCTTGCCAGAGGACGGCGTGAACCTGCTTGTAGGTGGGGGCGGTGGTGACGACGATGGCCTCGCCGGGCGGGTGGGTGTCTATCCACCAGCAGGCGAGCATCCCGGCGGTCCAGGATTTGCCGACGCCGTGGCAGGACTTGACTGCGGTCCGGCGGTTGGTGGCGACGGAGGCGCAGATTTCCTGCTGCTTGCTCCACAGGTAGGCGTCGAGGCGGTCGCGGGCCCAGGCTGCCGGGTCGTTTCGCCAGGCCTCTTCTCGCGGATCGGGGAGCGGGTAGAGCTCGGCAAGCAGCTGCCAGACGGTGCGAGGTGCGCCCATGCTGCCTCCTCGGGGATACGGGAAAACCCCCGCCAGTGACGGGGGTTTTCGGGCGCGCTCATAGGCCGCTAAGGGCGAGTGTAGCAGGTCACGCCCCTTGTCGTAGGCGGCTCTGCGCAACGATTGCGCGAATCTGGCCGAGGTCGTACAGGCGTCGCCTCGGACCCTCGGCGACGGGGGCAAGGAGCCCACGCCGTCGGGCCCAGTCTCGCAGGGTCGTGTAGGGGGTGCCGGTGATGTCTGCGGCCTGTCGCAGGGTGACGGCCTGGACGGTGACCTCGTGGCCGCAGACGGGGCACCGCCACAGGGGTTGCGTGCCGGTGGTCCGGGTGAGGTGGCCGACGTGGCAGATGCCGCAGGGTATGTCGGCGGGGGCGGGGTCACGTACAGCCTTCACGGCACTCCTGACGGCCCGGTGGGTGGCGGTGATGCCGGAGGCCAGCTCTGGCCATTGCGGGAGTCCTGAGGCCCATTCGAGCTGCCCCAGTAGCCATTCCACGACCGTGGGGATGGTTGGCCGCTCGGGGAGTTCGGGGGGCAGGTCGGGGCGTTCATCGAGGGCGGTCGCCTCAAGGTCGCGACACCAGCCCCACAGGTAGGGCAGGACGCCGACACCTTCGGGGTCGCAGTGTTCCATGCCGGAGGTCCAGTCGGTGCGGTCGCGGGTGTCGAGGAGGCGGAGGATGCCGAGGTCGACGGGGGGCCGGGATGCAGGGGTTGGCCTGCTGGCGCCGGTGGTGGGCCGTCGGGTGACGAGCGCATCCGGCAGGAGTGCGCACAGCTCCGGCAGCTCGACCAGGGTTTGACGGATGGTGTCGACGTCGGGGTCGGGGGTGGTCACAGGAGTCCTTCCTGGGTGAGTGCTGTGGCGAGAGCCTGCGGGACGAGCGCACGCTGCACGTCGGTGAGTTGGAGTTGCTCGAGGAGTAGTTCGAGGACACGTTGGAATGTCTGGGCCTGGTCGAGGGTGGGGCGTTCCCGGGCTTGGCGGAGGTGTTCGGCGGTGAGGCCGATGCGGAGCATGTCGGCGAGGGAGCGTTGCGCACGCTCGAGGGCGCGTTCATAGATCTGCACGAGGGCGGATACTTCGTCGACGCCAGTGACGATGTTGACGGTCGCCCATGTTTGGAGGTCGGCGATGTGGGCCCGGGCGATCTCTTTCCATTGCCAGATTTCCCCGGCAAGGTCCGCATAGGCTGCGACGGGGTCGGCAAGGGCTTCCCATCCACGCGCTTCAAGTTCGCCCTGGATGCGGGCCTCGATGACTCTGCGATTGGCCTTGGCGAGGGCTCGGGGGGCGGCCCCGCCGTGCATGCGGCAGCGGGTTCCGCCGCGGATCGGGTGCTGCCGGCAGGGTTTGCCGGACCGGGTTTTAGCGCCACAAACTGTGGGGGTGGCGTGGGGCTCAGAGCTGCCGGCAGGAGGCATGGGGTTGTTGCTCATCGGGGGTCCTGCTTGGCGATGCGCGGCGGGTCGTAACGAAATGGGGAGGTATGGGTGTCGGCTGGGCGAGGGACGGGGTTGTCCTCTGCCTCGCGAAGGGCTTCAAGGTTTGCTTCGTACAGCTGTTCGAGGACGGCCTTGAAGCGGCTGTGGTCGACCATGGGGACAAGAAAATGGATTTCGTTGGTCATTGCTGAGTCCTTTCAGGGTTGGGCGAGTGGGGCGAGCCCGAGGACGGTGATGAGTGCGCGGATGGCGCACCATGCGAGGACGCCGGGAGTGGGGAGCCCGGTGAGCAGGGCGAGGAGCATCCCCAGACTGAATAGGCATCCCGGCAGGTTGCCATCGTCGTAGTGCTCGGGCGGCGGCACACCGAGGCGCTTATAGACGACCGCGCCGATGACGCCGGCGACGAGGAAAGCCAACTCTTTGGGGGTCATGGGGATCAGCCTCAGTGCTGGCACAGCCCGGAGCAGCGGCGGCGCCAGGTGAGCTTCTCGGGTACGCGGATCATGAGGACTGGTCGGTCCTCGTGGGTGTGGACGTCGGAGAGGAGTTCACAGTCCAAGGTCCCGGCTGCGGCGGCGCCCCAGGCCATGACGTTGGCGTCTGGGTTGTAGGAGCGGAGGGCGTTGATGAGTTCTTGAACGGTCATGACTGAGTTTCCTTTTGGGGCTAGAAGGGCGGGGGCGTGTCGCGGTCGATATCTGTTTGCGGCGGGGCGACCTGGCGGGCCGCACAGGCTTCGGGGGGCAGTGGGGGTGGTTGGCATTGGTGGGCGGGGAGTACGTCGATCCTGGGGCTGCCTGCGGGTTGCTGGGTGATGTTGTCGGCCCGTCGCCGGGTGAGTTTGATGCCGTGGCGTCCGTGGCGGGGGGGGGGGGGGGGGGGGGGGGGGGGGGGGTGGGGGGGGGGGGGGGGGGGGGGGACCGATGACCATGGTAGCAGCTTCGTGCGGCGGGCCGAGGCCGATCGAGTCACGACGATGCAGCTCGACCACCTGCGCCGCCAACGGGTCGCGGGGACGCGGAAGTCGCCGGGGTGACTCGGTCGTTCGGGCGGGTCGGGGCGAGCCGCCCGAGCGACGACATGACGAAAGGCGATGTCGGTCACATCTTCCATTGGGGCAAGCATGCTGAAGGGTGACGGCAGCTTGGCCCAGAAGTTAGTCGTGTTCAATTAGCCACCTTTCGAACTGTTTAGTACCGGTCAGCGACCGGGCGAACTGGCTGACATCCGGGAAGTCAAGGTTGACTATCCGTCTATAGACTGCCTGAACTAGCTTGGTGAATTCGGCCATGTCGGCTAGCCGGCCGTAGTCAAATACCGGTGCGATCAATTGTTCGGGCTTAGAGTCCGGGACGA